TGCAATGCAACAGCCTAGATTAACTTGTAGAACGTCCGATGTTCCTAATGCGGCAGAGGGCGATGCGGTGGTTGTTGGTGGCGTGTCATACAAGATAGCCATCGTAATGCCTGATGGAACTGGTATTACGGAGCTTATGTTGGAGAAACAATAGTGGCTCACATCAGAAAGCTCATTCGTGACGATATCACTACGACTTTGACTGGACTAGTAACCACTGGGTCCAAGGTCTATCAGTCTCGAGTCTATCCCATAACTGCTGCTAACCTTCCCGGCATAATTGTATATACTGATAGCGAGTCCATTGAGTACCTTACGATAACTCGCCCCCGCACGTTAATGCGTACCGTGACATTCTCTGTGGAAGTTTATGTTAAGGGTATTGCTAATTATGATGATACAATAGATACCATCTGCTCAGAGATAGAACAGGCATTGTATACAGATGTAACCAGGGGTGGAAACGCCAAGGACACCATAGTTAACAGTATGGAAGTTCAGTACGAAGGAGATGGCGATCAGCCTGTTGCATTAGCGACAATGCAAGTAAACGTGGAATATGTTACATTAGAAGGCACACCGGAGACGGCGGCATGACAGAAATGAAGAATGGCGATACTGTTATCAAGGTTATGGATCATAAAGTAGAAGAGATGATTCGCAAAGGATGGCAGGTCAAAGAATCTGGCTACTCTGAGCCAGAGTTTGTAGAAGAGTTAGTAATTCAAGACGATTCCGAGGAGGAATAGAAATGGCAGTGCATAAAGGCTCAGAGGGAACGGTCAAAGTAGGTGCAAACGCAATTGCAGAGATCCGCTCATACTCTATCGAAGAAACTAGCGATACACTTGAGACCACCACTATGGGTGACTCTGCTCGAACATACACACCTAACCTGACTTCATGGTCTGGTTCAGTAGATGTGTACTGGGATGAGACAGATACCACCGGTCAGGGTGCGTTAACTGTAGGCGCTGAAATTACGTTGAACGTATACCCAGAAGGGGATACTTCTGCTGATACCTATTACACAGGTGCTGCAATCGTAACAAGCGTTACCAAGAATGCATCATTTGATGGTCTTGTTGAGGCTTCAATCTCTGTTCAGGGAACAGGTGCTTTAACATCTGCTACGGTGTAATTTATGAGCTTAATTGATATTGCGACATCGCACTTTTCAAATAAGCAAGTAAGAGAGATATACGTCCCGGAATGGGACGTTACTCTGTATTCAAAGAACTTATCTTTGGATGACAAGACCAAGTGGTACACTAGAGCGAACGGTGATAGTGCCGACTATCTCGTGTATGCGGTGATATTCGGCATTACTGACGAGAAAGGTGATGCTGTTTTTGATATTGGCGACAAGGTCAAGCTACGTCGGAACACTGACCCTGAAGTCGTGTCTAGAATAGCCAACTTTGTGCTTGATGTTTCAGCGCCTACTGAAGAGGAACGCGAAAAAAACTAATAACTGACCAAGGTAATCCAACTGAATTGTATTTTGTTTATCAGTTAGCGGAGCATCTTGGTCAGACCGTTAGTACGATCCTCAGTATGACTGCTGATGAATACAACCATTGGTTCACTTATTTGAGAATCAAAGTAGAAAGGCAGAAGAAATCACATGGCTCAAGCAAAGGCTGATGCTCTAGTAACATTAAAGGTCTCCGGTGAAGACGAAACCATCGGAGCACTCAATCGTGTTAACAGCAGGCTAAACAACACAGCCAAGGCGGTTGGCAACACAACCGACAAAATGACTGGGCAGTTCCGACTTATACGTGGTGGTCTTGGTCAGATGGGTCACCAGGTTCAGGATATTGCCGTTCAGCTTCAGATGGGGCAGAACGCTCTTCTTGTGTTCGGTCAGCAGGGTTCACAGATTGCATCTTTGATGGGACCAAACGGCGCTATCATTGGTGCATTCTTGGCCGTAGGTGCAGCATTAGGTACGGTATTCCTTCCTTCGCTATTTGAAAGCGGGAAAGGCGTTGAGGAGCTCACAGATAAGATTGAGAAGGCTGCCTCCGAAACTAAAAACCTGACTGAGACCCAGCTCGCCTTCCTTGCTGTTCAGTACGCTCAGAAGATAGATGAGCAACGTGAGGCGATAGAAGCATCAGAATCATCGATTGCGGGCTATGCAAGACAAATTTCATTGGCTAACAATGAGATGGCCTATGTTGAACAGGGATCGGCTGCGTTTGAGGTTGCCCAGAAGAGGGTTGGCAATTTTGAAAACAAGACAATCAACGCTAGAGCTAAGATTGAGGATCTTAATGCAGAGCTTGCCGATGCCGAGGGCAAACTGGCGATAATTAAGGCAGGTGGCAATCCTTTCTTTGAGGTTGAGAATGGAGCTGAAAATGCAGCTAGAGAGGTAGAGAAGCTGCTCAACAAGGTGACATCTATAGAAGAGATGTCAACTGCTCCTACAACTCAGTTCGGAATTCTTGAGAAGGCTTATCAGGATGATGTTAATGCTTTAAGAAATGCACTGGATGCCAAGGCGATAGAGGAAGATCGGTACATCCAGACTGGCACTCTAAGGGCTGAGAAGTATGAGAATGATGTTCTTGCATTGACGGAGAAGAGGCTTTCTAGCGCTCAGGCTTTAATTGAGAATGGGAATGCTACCCTTCTAAGCATGCAACAGGAGGCAGACCAAGAGCGCCTAAACAGCATTATGGCAAGCTTCGATGCCGAGCAAATATATATAAATCAGAATGTTGAGAACGCCAAGGCTAAAGCTAGAGAGCTGACTGAGGAATACAAACAGGAGCAGAAGAAAAGGGAAGATATTGCTCATGCCGAACAGTCTCTCCGGGAGCAGAGCTTATCCGCCTTAAGCTCCACTGTCGGAATGGCTGCATCCTTGTTCAAGGAGGGTACTGCTGCACAAAAGGCGGCGTTTCTTGCACAGCAAGCCCTGGCAATCGCGCAGACGATTATTAACACAGAAGCCGCTGCTGTCGCTGCCACGGCGATGCCTCCGATAGGATTAGGACCAGTTGCCGGTGTGCCATATGGTCAAGTGATTAGGGCTGCCGGTTATGCTAGCGCGGCAATGATTGCCGGTCAGGCGATAGGCTCGTTTGAGGGTGGCGGTTTTACTGGATTCGGAGCTAGAGCGGGCGGGCTTGATAATAAGGGTGGAAGACTGGCCATAGTGCATCCTAATGAGACCATTATCGATCACACCAAGAGCAATGGGTCTTCTCAGCCAACCAGTGTCAATGTTAACTTCCAGATAACAGCTAACGACACGAAAGACTTTGATCGATTACTTACAGAGCGAAGAGGTGTTATAGTATCGCTTATTAATAAGGCTTTGAACGATACAGGTAGATCCTCTCTAGGGAGAATGTAATGGCAGGAACATTTCCAACATCCCCCGGATTTACTCAAGTAAGAACTCGATTAAAGCACTATCAATTATCGAGTGAGTCAATAAATGGCAGGATACAGGTAAGATCTCTGAACTCTAGCAGGAGGGAGTTTACAATAAGCTTTCCTCCAATGACCAAGGCCGAGTTTGAGCCAATATATGAATTCATTGATGCTCAACAGGGCATGCTTGAGACATTCTCTATAGCAATACCTGATCCAACCACACCTGGTAGCAATGAAACGATAACTGTTAGGCTAATGAATGATGTCCAGGAGTTCTCTATTAGTGTTGGCGACTTCTATGAATTTGAGGTTGATTTGGTTGAGGTGGTCTAATGAGCCGCGCAATTAATGCATCCACAAAGGCAGCTTTCGCCACAAACGGATTCCGATTAGCAACATTAATTAGGATAGACTTCGCTACCATAGTTTATTTGACTGATTATGGTAATGATCTCACGGTAGCCGGGCTCGGAACCTTTATTAACAGCCCTCACTTTATTGAGATATCAGGGATAAAGGAGACCGGCGCATTAAGGGTAAACACATTAAATTTTCAGCTTTCTGGTGTCGAGCAGTCATACGTTTCTATATTTCTACAACAGGATTACATGGATCGAAGGTTCCGTGTGTGGCGCGCTGTTGTTGATGAGAACGACTCTGTTGTTGGTGACCCGTTCTTATATTTTGACGGGAGAATCGTTGGATTTGATATTGAAGACACCGAAAGGGACAGTATTGTAAATGTGGAAGTTGCATCACATTGGCGAGATTTCGAGAAGATAGTAAACAGAAAAACAAATCACAACAGCCAGCAGGTTCATTTTGATGGCGACATGGGATTTGAGTTTGCATCCAAGATGGTGAAGGATCTGCGCTGGGGGCGTAAAGGATGATTATTGAGGTAATTATTGCGGTCGCTGTATTAGCGGGCGGGATATCCTATAAGGCCGCTAGGGACGCGCAGAAGCAAGCCAAGAAGGCCGCCGATGCAATGTCAGGTGTTCTTGTAAATAAAGAATCCAACATCGAGCCAATTCCAGTTGTTTATGGTGAGCGCCGCGTAGGTGGTGTGCGAGTATATGTTAAGACCGCCGGAGGCAAAAAGAACGAGTATTTGTATATTGCCTTGGCTCTATGTGAAGGTGAAATCGAATCGATCAGCGGCATTGAGATCGACGATACCCCCATCACTGATTCCAAGTATTTAGGGCTTTATTCTTATCAGACTTTCCTTGGCACTGATGATCAAACAGTAAGCACACTGCTTCAAGAGTCTGGCGCTGAGTGGACCAGTGACCACCGGTTGCGCGGCGTTGCTTATATTGCGATTCGCCTCAAGTGGGACACAGATGCGTTCTCTGGCATCCCTGAAATTACCGCCGTGGTGAGAGGTCGTAAAATATACGACCCCAGAACCACAACAACGGAGTGGAAGGATAATCCGGCGCTTTGTATCCGTGACTATCTGACAAACAATCGATACGGAAAGGGGTTGCCATTAAGCGCAATAAATGACACGGCGTTTTCGGCTGCCGCAAACGATCTGGACTCATTTACAGCTACCCCATACAGCGGCGCTAGTGGAACCATAAAGATATTCAAGACAAATGCGGTTCTCAACACGGGCGAGGAGATATTCCGAAACGTAGAGCGTCTCCTGATCGGTTGCAGGGGGTTTCTGCCGTATACTCAGGGACAATATGCCCTGAAGATTGATCAATCGACCAGCTCACTAATGACCCTCGACACGAGCACGATCATCGGAGGCATAAGTATCAGTGGGTCGAAAAAAGAGGATCGATTCAACCGCGTGGTGGTTAAGTTCCCTAATCCAGAGACCGACTGGCAACCAGACCAAGCTATATGGCCAGACGCAGGAAGTGCAGAGGAAACCACCTTCCTAGCAGAAGACGGCGGAACTCTTTTGGTCGATGAAGTCGATATCGAGAGCGTAACAAACTATTACAGCGCACGCGATATCGCACGCATTCTAGTGCTACGATCTCGGAATGCTTTACGAGTAGGATTACGGGCAACATCTGAGGCTCTCGACTTAATGATAGGTGATGTAGTATCTATCACGCATCCAACGCCAGGCTGGACCGCAAAGCCATTCCAAGTTGAGGAAATTGCGCTCAATTACGATGGCACAGTCAATTTGAGTTTGATCGAGTACGATTCCGCTATCTACGCATACGATCCAGCAAACGAGGAAACGACATACCCAGATAGTGACCTTCCAGATCCGTTTTCTGTTGAGCCGCCGAGTGGATTGTCCGTCGAGGAAACGACAATCATCGCCGACGATGGCACGCTGTTACCCTCCCTTCGTCTTACTTGGACAGCGGCAAATGATGCATTTGTCACACAATACGAAGTTCAATGGCAGCGCGGTGAAGCAATAGAGGATTATGGCTCTGTCGGCGATGAGTTTACCGTCAGCGAGGATTGGCAATCGATCACAGTCGCTTCGACCTCTCAGTTTGACTATGGGTCGATTGACGAGGAAGTCACAACCGGTGAGCCGAATTACAATTCAGCATTTACTGGCACGCTTCAATATGTGATTCAGGGCGTTATTCCCAGCGCAAATTACAATATTCGCGTTCGATCATACAACGAGCTGGGCGCTAGGAGCTCATTCGTAACAACATCGACTCAGCCCCAGGGCGATATCGATCCTCCTGGCATCCCAGCTTCATTGGTAGCAGTGGGTGGTTTGAAAGAGGTTTCACTGTCTTGGCAGATTCCAACAGATCCAGATTATTCTCATGTCGAAGTCTGGGAAGCCAATGTTAATAACTTTGCAACAGCTACTAGAATTGCGATTGCTTCTGGCGATCACTACATAAGAACCGGTCTTGGCTACGATGTAACAAAGTATTACTGGGTAAAGGCAGCGGATTACTCAGGTAATGTATCAGGGGAATCATCAGGCGTATCGGCAACAACTCTTTTTGTTGATGCTGATTCATTCAGTGAGGAAGTAAACAATTTATTTGCAGAGGCTGGCGCATATGGGATTGAGCCTGTAAGTTCATTGCCTGCCACTGGCGACTTTGATGGTCAGATAAAATACGACACAACTGCCAATAAACTGTATCGATGGGACGCGGCAACGTCTAGCTGGACTGACGATATCTTCTCGATTACATCAGGATCTGTTGACCTTGCATCGTTTGCATCTGGTATTGAGCCAGTTGGAATTGTATCTAGCTTGCCAAGTCCAACCGGTTACACTGGCGCAAAAGTTGTATTTAACACCGCAGACAACAAACTTTACAGATACACTGGCACAGCTTGGATTGCATCGGTTCCGGCAGCAGATGTTGAAGGTGCATTAGCAGCGGCTAACTTTCCATCAAACCTTAGACCGATTGAGATTGTCGCAACCTTGCCATCCACCGGTAATTTTGAGGGAAGGCAGGCATATTTAACTTCTGACAATAAGCTGTATAGATACGATGGCACTCAGTGGACCGCCAAGATCAACACAGTTGACTTAGAGGGTACGATAACCTCATTACAGATTGCTAATGATGCGGTAACTAATGCCAAGATTGCGGTTGATGCCATTCAGGGTGACGTTATTGCGGCGGGTGCGATAACTGCTGCAAAGATACTCGATGGTGCAATATCTGAATTGAAACTGGCTGACGATGCGGTAACTACAGCAAAGCTAGCAAACTCCGCCGTTACTGCGGACATTGTTGCCGCGAATGCGATTACGGCGACAAACATTCAAGACGGTGCGATCTCTGAGATTAAGTTGTCTAATAATGCTGTGAGCACTGCCAAGCTAGCAATCGCTGCCGTTACTTCTGACATAATTGCAACTAATTCTATCTCAACAACGAAGATTCAGGATAACGCGATACAGACTGCAAAAATTTCGGCTGGAGCGATAACAACCGCCAAGATTTCTGCTGGCGCTGTAACCGCTGACACTATAGCGGCAAATGCTGTTACCACTGCCAAGATAAACGCTGGCGCAGTGACAGCCGATACAATAGCCGCCTCAGCTATTACGACATCTAAGATAGCCGCAGGTGCAGTTACCGCATTTGAAATTGCCGCGAATACAATTACCTCTGGGAAGATAGCCGCAGGTGCTGTAATAGCAGAAACTATAGCCTCTAATGCAGTGACTGCGGTTAAGATTAACGCCAATGCTGTAACTTCAGACAAGATTACTGCTGACGCTATAACGACGGCTAAGATCGCGGCAGGTGCTGTCACAGCAGCGGAAATAGCGGCAAACACAATCACGGCTGCCAAGATAGCCGCAGGGACAATTACAGCAACTGAGATTGCTACAAACGCTATTACTTCGGCTAAAATTTTAGCCAACGCGGTGACCTCGGATAAGATTACAGCAGGGTCAATCACCACAGATAAGCTAGCGGCAGACGTTATAACTGCAAATGAGATCGCCACAGGGGCGGTTACAGCAGATGCAATTAGCGCAGGTGCTATCGAGGCTGGAGCTATAGCAGCAGGCGCTGTTAGTTCAGCTAAAATAGCGGCAGGCGCAATTACTGCTGATAAAATTGCGGCTGGAGCAATCACCACAGCTAAACTTGCGGCTGACTCTGTTACAGCAGGGGTTATAGCGGCTGGTGCTGTTTCTACCTCTGAGCTGGCGGCAAACGCGGTAGTGGCGTCAAAGATTGCGGCTGGAACAATAACGACAGATAAGATTGCGGCTGGAACAATACAGGGCGATAGGATAGCGGCAAATACCATAACTGGCGGGTTGATTGCAGCGGCTGGAATTATTACGAGCGCAGCTCAGATTAACGATGCAGTGATAACAAACGCCAAGATTGCTAATCTAGCAGTCGATACGATCAAGATTGCCAATGGCGCGGTTACAAATAAATACGCTGCTTATACTGATGGAACAGTGACCGTTGATGGTACATATACGCTCGTACAAGAACTGCAAGACGTTGAGTTTGATGGGGCATCGATAAGCATTATCTTTAACTGCAAACTCGATGAGGCGCTAAGTAATAGATTTGACATTAGACTCAACGGAACATCTCAAAGAGTATTTACCGCTGGATCGGTTGTGTTTACTCAGGTTGTTTCTGGGTTTGCGTTTTACACTTACTTACCACAAATGGTCACTCTAGCAATGACGATAACGCCAGCGGCTGGAACATATGACATACAAGTTTATTCACAAAGGGCTGATACTGGCGTATCTACCCCTAATCATGATGTGTCTCAAAGATTTCTTCAGGCAGTGGAGAACAAGAAATGATGTACGCCATATATGATGAAATAGGGCGCATTGTTAAATCCATTGACTGCCCGCCTGATATGATCGAGCGCCAGTTAGGTGAAGGGCAGCGTTATATTGAAACAAGCGCACACGATGGGACGCATTACGTTAAAGATGGCGAGTTAATAAGCTACCCTGACAGACCATCTAGCGAGTATCAGTTTGATTTTATCCTAGAGCAATGGGTTGATACCAAAACAGATGAGATACGCGCTCAGGAAGCGTTAGAGGCGCTTAGGCGAGAGCGAAACATTAAACTTGCTATGTCAGACTGGACACAACTGCCAGATTCACCACTCACTCAAGAACAGAAGCAGCAGTGGCAGATATATCGACAAGCGTTACGGGACGTACCTAATACAGGCGTTTTAAATACAGATTTGATACAATGGCCTCAGCCTCCAGAGGATTAAGAAATGACTACAGCAGTACAGCGCAGACGCGGAACTAGTACAGAGCACTCAACCTTTACAGGGCTTGATGGCGAAATCACTGTAAACACAACCACCTACACTGCTCACATACACGATGGGGCAACCGTTGGCGGCGTTCCTTTAGCAAAGGCTGACGGATCGAATATCGTTACAAGCTCGATTGACATCAATGGCGGCACAATAGACGGAACAGTCATTGGCGGCTCATCTGCAGCGGCTATCACAGGCACTACAATCACAGGGACTAGCTTTGTATCTTCTGGGGATATGACCTTTGGAGATAATGATAAGGCTATCTTCGGTGCTGGGTCTGATTTGCAGATTTATCATGATGGTAGCGAAAGTTACATTGATGATGCAGGAACAGGTAGTTTGCTTTTACGAGGGAGCAACTCCGTTCAAATGAGAAAGCAAGGAACTACGGAGCTAATGCTTAGAGCT